GATAGATTTGCACTAACATAGAATCTCTTATTCCTGATGATGACTTCCAATCATAAATAATATGCTCTCCTGATTTGTTTTTAAATATAGCATCAAGAGTTCCAGTAAATTTATGAATACGACTAAGAACTTTGCGTTCAGTAAATACAATCTCTAAACCTTCTTGCTTATCGTACCATTCTTTAAACTTACCAAATGATTTTTTAATTTCAGGGTTTATAATCTCAGGAACAATTCCTTTATGAATATAATCTTCAATTAAATTATGTACTTGAGTTCCAACTAAACCAGCATCACCCATGCTTTGATTTGGTGCTTTTTTAATTTGATCTGCAATCTTGGCCAATTCAATCTCATCATAGCTAACACCTGCTCTAATTAACTTTTTAAATTCTTCAGAACATATCTTGGCAGACCACAAGCCAATTACATTAGCTGGAGTTAATAGTTTAGTTATTCCAGTAGCAGATGGAAGTTGCTCATCATTCCAAAAGTATTGATGTTGTATTGGGTCAAATAATAAAGTTTCTTGACCATTGTATAGTTTTATTTCTTCCATTTTGCCTTCCCTTTTTGTTTAGTTATAAATATCCTGCTTAATTATTTTACTGTAGTCTGATTTGATTAAATTTGCATCAAATAATTTATCTACAGGCAAACCAAATACTTTGCCAACTTTGTATAATTGAACTGCACTTAGTTGATTAGTTCCAAGTTCAAATTTAGATACCTGCTGTGTCGCAGAGCCAATAAATTCTGCCAACATTCTCTGGCTCATAAATTTTACTTTTCCTGTTATAGGTTCTTCAACTTTAGTATTGTGTCGCAAGTATCTTAAATTACTTGCTAGAGTATTTACTATTTGGATTCTTGATTCCATATTTCCTTCCATCTGTTGTGTTGAGTTTGCCAATATTCACAATTTATATCTGGGTTATGATAAGGAAATGACTTATAGAAATCATCTAAAGTTATTGTCTTGTCTTTTACCGAACATAAATCATAATAGTATGGTGCTTCATTAGAAACTATCCATTTGTTGGTAGTAGATTCTAATAGCAATCTATTTATTTCTTGTTGTACTGTTTTCATATTCCCCCTTAGTTCAATATGCTGTGTCCACGATTAATCATACATTTTCTAATGTAATTTTTTCTCGTATCATCAGCTTTACTTACAACACCTAAACTAGCTGGTCTTAAAACATTATCAATAATCCAAGATTGAAATTCTTGGCTATCAGATAAAGTATTTTCAGCAAATTTAGTACATAAGATTGTGTCGTTGGTTATGTTCTCAGATTTACCATCAGGGAACGTACCCGATCTTCCAGCAGTATCAACTACTGGTTTGTATGTGCTACAATTACTTATTGTTATAATAAGTATTAAACCTAATAATGTTTTCATTTTTCCCTTTGTTTATTTTAGTTAAGTAATCTTCAGTATGGATATTAGCAATATCAATTTTCTTTAATATTGGTTTTTGTTTCCAAGCCAAAGTTATGTATTCCAATAAAGTTTCAGTTCGCTGATTCTTTATTAAAATTTCTAAGACTCTACTCGCTAGTTTGTGATCGTTGTTTTTCATTTGCCTTCTCTAATTGTTGTTTTTCTTTTTTTAACTCAGCTTCTTTAAGTGCTTGTTTAAGCTTCTCAGCAAATACTGATTCGCCTAGTTTAGTACTTAAATCTTTATTTGAAAAGTTCATCTTTTTTCTTCCCATTTATACTTTTTAGTAAAGCATTGTAAAGTGCCTTTTCGTAACTTGTAATTTTAGTTCCTGAAAATTCTTGAACTATAAAATAGTTTTTAATTATCTCGGAACAACCTTTTAGAATATCAATATCAACAGATTTTTTCATTCTAATTAATTGCTAAATGTATTAATATTATACTTGCACCAAGCAATATAGCTGTGATAACGAACCCTATTCCGTCTTTAGTTTCTCTAGTCATTTATTGTTCTCCCATATTAAGATTGCCAAAAACACTGCGAAACAGAAGTACCAAAACCCTAAATCATTTATAACTTCTAGCATTGTTTTGTCATCATGTTGTTAAGTTTATTTATTAGAGTAGTAATACGTTTCTTTGTATGCTCTCCTCTAATTTCATTATCCAATAAGATTCTTGATAGAACTGCTGTCATCAATTTCATTTCATAATAACTCATTGAACAAATTACACCTGTGTTTCTCATTTACGTTTCCTTCTTTTGTTACCAAAGCAATCCCATTTCTTATGATATGATTTGAGTAATTTTGCTAGTTGTTTTTTCATATTAATTAATTGTTAAGTTGTAAGTAGCTATTGTGTTATCCTCTTGTTTTGTTTGTCCACGTTTTAATGCTTCTTCTGCTATTATAGGAGAAAAATAATTCATAAGCTTAACAAACAATTCCATGCGTTCTGCGTGTAAATCTTTATTGTACTTTAAGCCAGTTTGTTTTGATTCTAAACTTGTTTCATTTTTTTCAAACAACCACCAAAAATACCAAATCTTAAATTCTTCTTGTTTTATATTAATGGTAGTTTCTTTTGGCTTTAAAAGACCATAAGGATTAAATTCATAAAGATAATTATTTATTTGTTTTCTAATCTTATATGCTTTTTTATCTTCTTCCATTGATGGTAATGATGAAAGATATTTTAATTCTTCTAGCATATTACCACTAACTTTTATTTGTATTTCTTTTTTCATATTTCCCTTTTTATTTATTAATATAAAATAAATATAATTATAAAAATCCCAAAATCAACTTTAGAATGACAAATTGTGGATAATTTATACAAGAAATATATCAATTAAAACAATGACTTATTCGTTGCTATTTTGTTCTCTTTTTGATACTAGGGATTGTGGGTAAGTGCCTTCCCTTACCCACGTTATATAACTAGGAGAAATAATGCCAATAATTAAAGGTTATTCTAAAAAATCAATAAGCAAGAATATAAGCCGAGAAATGAAACGTGGTAAATCACAAGCACAATCTGTGGCAATAGCTTTATCAGTTGCTAGAACTGCAAAGAAAAAAGCAAAGAAATATAAATAGTGCAAATAGCGAAGGCAAACATAATTCATTCTGTTAAGCATCAGAAGTTTGTGGCTTCTTTTCCATGTGTCGTTTGTGGCAACGATACTCAAGTTCAATGCTGTCATATTCGTTCTATCCCTAAAGTAGGTAATGTAGGTAAAGGCATAAGAGATGATAGATTCTGTATTCCAATGTGCTTTACTTGTCATACCCAACAGCACCTTATAGGTGAATTAGAGTTCTTTGAAAAATATAATATAAATCCTATATTGATTTCTATGAAGATAGCTAGTATATCTCCTTGTAATAAAATTAACCAAGCCAAACAGGAAGGTGCATACAATGGAAAACTTAACTATCAAGAACATATCCGAAATAACAAAAAAAGTTCTTTGCAATCATAAACTATACAAAGACATAAACTTCTTTGACGTTCCACATAACAAAATTTGTTTAGCAGTCATTAGAGAGATTACAGAATTATCTTATAATGAAATTGGCAAAGCTTATAACAAATCATGGTTTACAATTTATGCTTCCGTAAAAGATACACAAAAGAATGGATTAAAAGTTTTTACAAATAGAGTTATAGATTTAGTAAAGGCAGAAGTTAAATGAACGAAGGTTGGGTAAGTATATATCGCCAAATATTTGACAATAAAGATTTAAAAGACAATAATCATTTATTGATATTTATTTATATGGTTGTTCATGCAAGTCATAAACCAACTATTGTAAATTATAGAAGAAAAAGAGTTGTTTTAAAACGTGGTCAATTAACTGTTTCTTTAAGAGACTTATGTAAGAGATTTAAGCTTACAGAACGCAAGGTTAGAACTATTTTAAGGAATTTAGAAACGACACAGTCGCTGACACACACTTTGTTCAAACAATTATCTGTTTATACCATTGTAAATTATAACAAATTTCAAGTTAATAACTTGAGTGAAGTTAAGCTAATTGACACACAAAACGACAGACAGAACAATAAATACTATACTAATACTACTAGTATAGGTAAAAATATGTTAAGTCTTAGCAGTATGACTAATACACCAAAGAAAATTACTATTCCTACCTTGCAAGACTTAAAAACCAAGATCATTGAGAAACCCAAAGAAAAGAACGAGTGGGAAATTATGCGTGAAAAACTTGACGCAGAAGATTACGAAAAATGGGTTCTGCACACATTAAACTCTTGAAATAAAACAATAATATCATTATAACTACAAATAACTATATAGGCATGGGGGTTGAAACATTACCCCCTTTAAAAAAAATATATTTACTTAATCATAAAATATCATTACTGATTCGCCTTATAACAACAGGAGAATGTAGTTATGGAAAAAACAATAGAAAAAGCTTTAAAGCAATTAGACAAAATAGATGATTTAGTTGCAAAGCTTAGAGACCAACTTGAGTCAGCGATTGACGACTATGAGACAGATGATTCTGATGATTACGATTCAGATGATGATTTCTCAGATGACGAAGATTTAGATTCTGACGAAGAATAATCTAATTAGATAAGCTGTAAAGCTGGAAGGTTATCAAAACCTTAAAAATCAATGAACAGTAAAATACTAAGCATCAAGCTTTGGGATTACACAATCATTTTATTATTTTTAATGTTAGTGTTTTTAATTGGAACATTTTTTCCAAACGATCACACTAAAGACAAAATAAGACAAAGCACTATTGATGAAATTAGGAAGATAGGTTTCTTTGAACCTAAAGTGGATAACACTTCACCAGATAAGTTTATAGCTAGTATGCAGAAATGTATTGCTTATATAAACTTGGATTTAGAAAAAGACCAACATATACCAACATCATTAATTATTGCACAAAGCATAGTTGAAAGTAACTTCGGGACTTCAAGATTTGCTAAGGAAGGCAATAATCTATTTGGAGTTAGAGTATGGTCTAAGGAAGGTATGTTGCCATTATTACAAGACCCATCAATTAACTGGAGAGTTAAAACTTATAAATCTAAATGCCAATCAGTTAGGCATTATATAAGCACATTAAACAATAATCATCACTATCAGGAGTTTAGACAACTGAGAAATAGAACAAAAGACCCTATGAAATTAGTTGATACATTAGACAATTTTTCCACTAGCATTTCTTATACAAATCATGTTAAGCAGATATTAATTAAATACAAAGGCAAGATATAATGGCTAATGAGACTACATCAACATCACTGAATTCACTTTACCAAAAAAGAGTAAAGGTTAAAGGTACTTATAGAGTTTATAAGCCAAAGCCATTAAAGATGCCTAGAAAAAAGAAATGAAAAAACCTATTTGGGAAAGACAAAGACCATCTAAACTTGGCAGACCAAAACCATTTAACACTAAAACAAAAGCTTACAAAAAAGCTAGACGTTCTGCTGGTCAAAAATTCGGCAAGAAAAACAGCTTTGTTAAAAACCTTTACATAGCAAAGAAGCTTAAAAGAAAATGAGTTTACCTAACGAGATAGTCTTTGGAAGCAGACTGATTAAGTTAGACTTAATTGACAAAGAAACAGCATCTAAGAAAAAGATATTTGGCGAAATAGACTGCGATTCAAATACACTTACCTTAGACAAATCATTAGATAATATTCAAACAATTAACACACTATTGCACGAACTGTGCCACATGATACATTCGGAATATTTAATTGAATTACCAGCAAAAGCTGAAGAACTAGTATGCAATTCAACAGCTAATGGACTTTGTCATATCCTTTATCAAAACCAAGATTTACTAGAGTTCCTTTACAAATCGTTAAAAAAAGCTTAATAGAACATTTAACGAACATAGTCGGTTAATATGGATAAGAATACACCAGTAATAGATATACCTAAGAAGGTAGGGAGACCCAATTTTGAATTTACACCTAAAATATTAGAACAAGTTAAAACTATGGCTAGTTATATGTGTACGAAAGCAGAAATAGGCAAAATAATTGGTTGTTCAGAATCCACGATTAATAGAAACGAATCAGCACAGGAAGCATGGGAACAGGGGGTTGCACTAGCAAAACAAGAGATTAGAAAAACCCAATTTGATATAGCTACTAAATTAAAATCAAGCATAATGGCTATGTGGTTAGGTAAGGTTTATCTTGGACAAACCGATAAAATACAAAATGCTGACGACAATGTTCCACTGCCAATCTATGATATTATTGAACACGAAGAACCTAAAGAAATAGAATTCAAGGAAGTTGAAAATGAGTAAATGTATATTTTGTAAAAGAGAAATGCTTAATAAGCTTGAACAACACATCAAAGCTTGTCATAAGTGCATTGTTGATTTGCTTATGAAAAAGCATAACTTAAAAGTTAAAAAACAAGCACCAGTAACATTGAACTTAAAAAAGTATGAGTAAATTTAGTTTATTAAAACGTGATAAGAATCCAAGAGGTGGTTTAAGTGCATCTGGCAGAAGAAGATATAACAAAGCAACAGGTGGCAATCTAAGACCACCAGTTAAATCAAGACCAGATACTTTAAGCGAATACAGACGTAAAGGTTCATTCTTAGTTAGAATGGGAAGTTCACAAGGCAGGTTATTTGATTCTAAAGGTAGAAAGACTAGATTAAAATTATCTTTAGAGGCTTGGGGTTATAAAGGCAAAAGCAAATCTGAAGCAGTAGCTTTGGGAAG